TGACGATATGGTTGTTGATAGATGTCTAACTTCTCGTCAATGTCTCCTGGTAGGTGACCCATCTCCCTAGATTGTACTGCCGAACGAACTATAATAATTTTATTAAAAGGATTTGTCTTATCTAATACTTCTTCTAATGCCTTGTATACTGCGATGAATGTTTTTCCTGTTCCTGCAACACCGTGAAGTGCTAAGAAGTAATCGCCTCTTTTATATGCGTCGTAAAATAACCTTTGATTATCTGTTAATGGCTCAAATGATTTTAGGTGATCAATTTTTAACCTAAGTGCATTTGTTTGTTGAACTTTTGAACTTGTGTGTCTTTCCTCGGTGTCGTGAACAATAGGAAGTTTCGCAGCTCTTTTAGTAGACATGTTTCCCCTTAAGAAAATAAAAAAGGACTACAGTATTACCTGTAATCCTTTACGTTAAGTTATATAACAAAGATACCCAGAATCATTTTCTGGATAATTTATCCGCCAAGTTACTTTTATAATTTGCGGCATGAATCTTAGACAAAACTTCATTAAAGCCTTGATCAGGTTTTCTAATTCCTAGTCTAACTACGTCACCCATGACAGGGGCACCAATGATGACCTCTAGATTAGGATTCTCTTTTAAATACTCTTCACGAGAGTTCCACGACATAATCTTATCGTAAATCTCTTCAGTTTCAGTATTTTTAAATGTATATGTTGGCATATTTTTATTTATACTTTTATTAAATTGCGAGCTCATTTATTGTATTCTTTCCCAATATACCAGACGGGTATATGTTAAAAGCGATAACATAGCGATCAATTTTCGAATTGTTAACAGATACACTATGTCTTAAATGAGAAGGAAAAATAATTATATCGTTATTTTTTGGTAGATATTCCCAAACAACAGAATTAAGAATATTATATTCCTTAATATCTATAGACATTTCTGTAGGATATAGTGGAGATTGACGGGCTTTGCTTTCAAAAAAAATACCCCCGCTAGTATCATCAACCTGTAAGTACACAACACCAGAATACAAACTATTAGAGTGAAAGTGTGACTGTGAAAAATGACCTGTTTGATGCTTTACTACCCAAGAAGTAGTTATATTAAAATTTATTTCTTTTGAAAAATAAAGCTGGTCTTTTAAGAAACTATTAATCTCTGCTTCAATATTTTTTTTAAGTAATGATAATACAGGGTCATTTAATATGTAATAGTTGTTTGCAAAAAAACAATTATGAATGAATGCCCCCTCGCGATCTGTAAAACCGTTAGGTATATATTCTAAAGATCTTACATAATTTACCGCATTATATGTATCAATATTGTTTAAATACACAGGGGTAGAGAATAATGGTAAAATAATAGCTTTGTTCACAACTTAACAAACCAGGTTGGTGTATCACGGTTTTTCCATGAAGCAAATGACTTCTTATCACCCATGTAATAGTTACGATAACTCTGTATGACGTTACCTACCTTATACTCATCAGGCATGGCAGGAGGAGGATCTGAAAGCCAGCCTAATTGCGGTATATTTTTAGGTAATGTACTAAAAACCGGCTTCATTCTCTCTGTTGCATGATTTTTACCGTAGCGATGAGTATACTCCGACAGCATTTCAAGCCATAATGAATATAACCACGTATAGTGATCAGCCGATTGCCTGACCCAGATACCAGAGGGATGATTAAAGTGAGATGCTTTCCATACAACTTCTTCTCTTGAATCTGGTAGTAACCATCTTTGAATATTACGATTATTTTTAGTCTTACCGTAATACGGTTGTCCGTCTAATACGCGATGGGCAGTAGACATTAACTGACCGTATTCAAGTGTCATTTTAACAACATGCTTATCTACATGCTGTTGAGCACAATTAGTTGGATTGTTGCTCAAATAGAATATGTTCACAGGGATGTACCTCAAATGTAATACTAGGATTATCTACTAATATTTTAGTCTTAGCAACTTCTATTTCTTCTAACGTCTTAAAAACGCCTACGTGAGATGTCTTCTTAATACGATTCATCTTATCTCGTACCTGCATCTCTAAGTTATAAACAGTATGCATTTTATTTAATATCACCTAGACTGGTTTCCCCAGTCAGCTGCTCATACATAGTTTCAAATTCTTCATGCTCGGCAACCTCCTTAGAGAAGTTCTGCTTATGATAAACCTTAGCAAGTCTACGAAACGTTTTTTTACTCATTTCATATTCTTCACAAATATTATCAATAGCTTCTTTAATAAAATCTCGTTCTCCATCAATACGTGCCATGGATGCAGATAACTCATCCATACATTTCTTAATAGCTTTACGGGCGGCGGGATCAGAAGGCAAACTCATTATAAACTCCTTAGTTTCAATTCTTCTTTAAAAGATTCTTTGTATGCTGGGTGCATTGACGGTACATTCTCAAGACACGCCTCAATATGTTCAGTATTCATGTCTTTAAGTAAGATGTGCGTAAGAGGTTGATTACCATCTTTACCATACGTGCCCCATTTAACTACTTCACGAACTCTATCATGACCGTCAGTAGTATAGACGCTTAACTCTTCGTAAGGAGCATCAGCATGAACATTGCGTCTGGTATACTCTAGGCCTCCGTCTACCATATACTCTTTACCATTCTTATCTTGATAGACTACATAGTCATGTCTATGCTTAGACTCAAGTATAGTACCATCAGGAGTACGGATTGCATTATATACTAATGTACTCATTTTAACGTCTCATCTGGGATAGCTCAACAGCATTATCGTCACTGAAAACAGGAACTAAATTAGACTTATGCATCGTAGCAACACCGAGCATCTTATCGCCCGTATAGCGCATAACAGTCTTACCGGTATTAACAGCACCCTTATGCCCGGTATCTAAACTAGGATAGCGAATAGTCTCGCGAATATAAGGCGTATAAACAGTACCGGGTAATTTTATCATATTAGGAGTAGGTTTCTTTTTAACTTTACCTTCAGGTTTAATATCGTATTTCGCACACCATTTAGCATACGCCTCGCGCTCGGCTTTAGGCATAGTCTTAGGTTTAACTTTAGATTTAGTATTAGAATAGATCATAATATAATTATATAGTAACTAGAAAAAAAATCAACTCTTACGGGGTTGACGTAACCTTACCTGTCTCACATCAAAAAATCTCTCTGGTTCAGGTAAGTCATCGCTTACTGACCATGGACTCGGTTTAGGCTTTTCGAAACGTTTAAGAAACGACACCCAAAGAGATTTTATTCTAAAGGGACTGATTCGTCCTTCTTTTCTTCTTTCACCTTAGCAGGTTTAGGAGTTAATGCCAGAGGAAAAGCTTCTCTTACGATATCTTCTTTTAAAGACTTATACTTTGTTTGTAACTTACGGTCTTTGGCTAGACATAATGCTTCTGCCTCCGTCCAGTGAATACCTTCAAGCATATTTACAAACAAAGACTCTTTTTTAAGCTTAGGTAAAGTAGTCCTAGGATCTAACCAAACATAGAAACGTCTAAGTTCTAGCTGAAGAGAGGATTCATTGTACCCAATTGGCTTATCAGTATCTTTTCTGAATGGAGGTTCTCCCTCAGGTAGATCCATCTTAAGCATATGATCGTAGTTAAGACGAAGCAAAACTAACAACGGATCAGTTACGTTATTTTTTAAGACTGCGATCTTTTCTTCTCGTGTCTTAGCTACTTCAAATTTATCTAAAATTTCGGATACTAGTAGGTTCATTAAAACTCCTGGATATGTTCAATCATCTGTTTCATTCTATTAGTCATAAAATAGTCAAGCAACAGGCCTTTATCCTTAACGGGATATGTCGTAAATGTATTTATAATCTCTTCTTGAATGTGTTTAGGAATCATAGATAGATCAACTAAAGTAGCATTACGATGATAGTTACGTCTTTCCTCTTCCGTATTACATGCGATGAATCCGTTATCAAAGAATTCCTGAAGTCGTTTAGATGTAACAGACTTCTGTCTCTCCCCACTTACAATAGCATCATCAGCAGTTAAGATATTAGGTACCCCGTCTCCTTTATCACCCTTAACAATATGCTCCATCAAAATTTCGTGAATACTGGCTTCAGGTTTAATAAACTTCTTTAGTGTAGGAGAGAACTGTTTTACATGCTTATACTTCTGTAACTGATTAAAGTCATGGTCACCAGAAATAATAAGGAACGGGTTAGGTTCAGATACTAGCGTACCTTCTTTAACATCGTTCTCTACTGACCAGTAGACCAACGTAGCAATCACATCATCAGCCTCCGCTCCCTCAATTTCTATAACTCTATACGGGAAGATAGCTTTTAACTCTTCTTTAATTAAATTAATAGAGTCAAAAATTAAAGGCCAGTTAAAGCCAGAATCTTCTCTGGCTTTCTTACGATTAGCTTTGTAGTAGGGAAACACTTCCTTACGCCAGTACTTACGGCTATCACAAGCAATAACTACCTCTCCGAATTCCTTACCGAACTTAACCTTATGGCTTCGAATGGTATTAATTACCATATGGCGAAGTAAATTTACGTCAAGCTCTACATCGGTTCTATTACCAATCTCAGCCATTAAATTAGAGATAATAGTCTGAGAATAGTCAATAACAATCATTTAATAACTCTCACAATAATACATTCATCGTTGATACGACCAGTTACATCGTACCCCTTGGTTGTGAGATCGGAGAGAAGCTTACGCAACTTCACCTTACTGGCATCTAGTAATACTTTAAGGAACGCTTCCGGGCGACGAATAGAACGACATTCACTCATATCCGGATCATAGTTCTGTAAGGTAGAACCTTTTACCTGAATGCCTTGTACAGAGTCTGAACGATAGGCAGCCAATCTCTTATACTTAACATTATATACCCATACCTGGGAGGCTCCAACCATCTCAGACGGATTAACTGACTTAATACCCAGTTCAGTATCTTCTTTCTTAAACTTAATCCTAGCCACTTGAACAGCAGGAGGCTTAGCCTTAGTAACTCTAGGTTTACGATTAGCTTTCTTAAATTGCGTATACTTCTCTAGGTCAACTATAAACGCACCAAACATTTTAACTAGATTGGCCTGTTGACGACGACTAATATTCGAATACCCGTCCTTGATTTCTTTATCTGTAGTCTTATAAACTTCAGTAAACTCTGTACCGCGTTTACGAGCCCACTCGTCAATATCCTTACAATAAGGCTTAGGAATAGAGTTAGCTTGGAGATAATTATAGAGATCAAACTCTTTATCTTCTTTAAGAAAGGCATCTACGTGACCTTCTAGTTCACCGATTACCTCTGCAATCTTATCTTGCATATAATCACGTACCGAGGGGCGCGGCGTTTTATCTACTGCAACTTTAATGACTTGCTTAGTAGTATTAAGATTAGTAATATAGCTATCTAGATCTTCATTATGACGTTCTAGTAGTGTATTGCCGTTTAATACTAAGCGCGATAACCAGCCATACGTTAGAATAATATTACTATCAGATACTTCGTCAATATCGACAGCCATACCTTTATGCATAATATAAGTCTTTAAATATAACCGTGCATCTTTCTTATCTTTATCTTGATTATAAAAATTAAAGGCACGGGATAAAGCAGACTTATAATTAGTTAGTTCCGGAGTAATACCATGGGGTTCCGTTACAGTAATTCTACTCATCGACCTTCCCCTAGGTTAAATCTAATTTCAGTAATAGCATCATAACGGAACGACCGCCATTCCTTCTTATCAATATCGTAAACCGGGCAAGTATCTTCACTTACAGTTTTAACTCGATCGGTTTTCTTTTCATAATCTAACGTCTTACCTTCTTGCAAGGTACAATTCATAATACGAATAGATCCGTCTTTCTTACGAAAATGAACATTAACATAATGCATGCGCAACACCCCACCCAACCATTCACGAAATACTTTACGCTCGTCTTCGTTTGCATTGGTATAGTAAGTAGGTTCGTATGCGCGAGTTTCAACTTGACTCATAATTAACTTCCAGTTCTTAAAAATAATGTCTTACCATCAGTAGACTTTTGAAAGTCTTCGATAAAGACATGATGCTTATCTTCAGATTCAATTATAGCTTTATCTGCCGCATACCACAAGTCCCACCACTTAAGGTTACCACTTGGTAGAGGAATAGAAACGGCTCGCTCATGTCCCCAGTGATCTTTATATACAAGAGTCTCAGCATTAAAGCCAGAAGGATCGTAAATATTACTTACTTCATAGATAGACCAAATAGACCTAAAACTTGCATCGTCTTTAATCTTATCAAAGTAACTAAACTTAACATCAAAATCATCAGTCATATAATCTCCTTAACATACGTTATTATATGCTAAATCCTAGTTACGGTCAAGCGTTACGTAACGGTCTAAGATGTGATTTATTTACTTTACATTGAATCCAGGAATTATACCAGGCGTTACTGTCTTCAAGGACAGCATGTAACATTTGCTCCTTGGCTTCCAAGTAGTTAGTTACACCTTTAGATGGGCACAGATGAATTATTGTGCGTTTAAAATTGTGCTCACCGATGTTTGCGATATCTGTTTTGAGCTCATCAGAAGACGACCAATACGTCTTCCAGTCTGATTCGACTTTGTACGATTTACGTTTCTTATTAACTTGCTTTCGTTTGATAGACCAGAAAAACTTTTTCCCGATGTACTTCCTACCAGATAACAAGTTTTCGATAATGTAGACAAATCCATAATATTCTCCAGGTTCATAATAAGGTTCACCATTGTATAGCCAATCGGTCATTCGTAATCGTCCGATTCTTCTTCCTCTTCATTATCAATTTCACCACCGCAGAACGGGCAAAAGTTTACTTCAAAATAAGACTCATCAAGAGAATGTTTTAATTTAAAATCTGCTTCACAACTGGTGCAGTTATAATGGTTATTTGCCAATTTGTTTTACCTCTACGTTACATTTTTGTAAGAATTGAATTCCATCTTCACTACGATATGTATCCCGATAAAATACCGATTTAATTCCAGATTGATATATTAACTTTGCACATTCCAGGCACGGAGCATGAGTTACAAATAAGTCAGCGTTGTCTGTTGAGTTAGAAGAACGAGAAACTTTTGCTATTGCATTTGTTTCTGCATGAAGTACTTCAGGCTTAGATTTCATAAGCACCGTACCTGTAAAGTCTTTAAACTTAACCGTTTCACAAACATTATCCCACCCCGAGGGCATGCCATTGTAACCTATACCAATAATAGTATTATCTTTTACAATGACACAACCAACTTGGAGTCGCACAGCGGTAGAGAGCTCAGCATAAACCTGAGCTGCCTTCATGTGTGCTATAATGTATTTTTCTTTCAAGCAGCCCTACCCCAGACATCATCCCATGAGCCGG